AAAGCTGTGTAGGTGCCACTCACGCCACCGGCCTGCATCTGCGCGGCAAGCCCAAGCCAGTACTTGACCCGCTCCGACCACGAGACGGACAAACCAGAGGGAAGCGACACACTGGACGGGTTTTGCGCGAACCGCGCCGCCAAGCCCATCGCCATCGTTGCCACCGCTGTATTGAACGAGTACAAGGCCAGCATGGCATCAATGTGGTCATCCGTAAGCAGTTCCGTCGCGCTGTCATTCGACGTATCGCCTAACAGCGCGCGGGCCTTATCAAGATCGGCAGGGAGCGTGTCATCGTAGGACATTACTTAACCTGCTTGGCTGCCTTGGCTGCGGCGTCCGCTTCCATTTTCGACCGAGCCTCATCCGCCCGCGCTTGCTCGGCTAGCATTCGGTTGCGCTCGGCTTGTCGATTCGCCTCCGCTGCGGCCGCGTCTGCATCGGCCTGGGCCTGTGCCGAGACAGCATCCGCACGCGCCTTTTGCACGTCCTTGGCCGCCACCGGCTCTTTGACAAAATGCCCCTCGGCATCCACGTACTGCGCATCAGCGTTGACGTAGAACCCGGCATCGTTGATGTACAGCCCGCCCGGTACGGTGTGATCGAGCCGCCGCAAGGTGTCTTCGACTTCGCGCGCTTCCCGCGCTTGGCGATCTTTCTCGCTCATTGGTAGCATGAATAGGCTCCTTGAAGGGGCGGCAGAAACACCCACCGCCCCATCGAAACTATCAGATCGTGATAGTTGGATCAGCATAGGTGGCGTTGGCGAAATACCATGCACTGCCATTCGTGCGGTTCCAAACGCCAAACCCAAACATCGCCTCGAAGTACTGGGCGTACAGCGGATAGGTATCAAGGGTCGCGGCCAGCCGCAAGCCCTGGAAGCCCGCTACCGTATCCTCGCGATAGACTAGCGGCTTCATGACGCTGCTGGCGTCCCAGGTGAAGACGTAGTTCGCGATGGCCCACGGCTTGATCCAGACCTCTGACGCGCCGAAGATGCCGATGAAGCGGTTGTAATACGAGCCGGGGTTCATCGTCTCGATCGTGTGCGCGGTGGTTGATGCGGCCACAACACGGAAGTCCTGCGCCGGCACGAAGCCGGTGAGCAAGCGTACCGCTGCCTCGTCCGCGTAGTTGATCGCGCTGATCATCCGCTCGCCATATCCGTGCTCAATAACCGTATTGATCGCGGCGGTGAAGCCGGCGGCGGTCAAGGTTGCGGTGCCGAGGTAGTGGGTATGCGATGACGCCGTGAAGGTCGAGCCATCGGGCGCGTTGGGGATCGCCATGCTATCCGCGTTCACGAGCCGCTTGACCGCGAGGTCAACGATCGGCGCGCTGTTGATGTCGCGAAAGGTGTAGTTCGTGGACAGGTACAGCGCTTTCTTGATCTCGCGCCGCTGCGCCTTCTGATGTGCCGTTTCAGCGGCCAGCACGCGCTCGGCCAGTTCGCCCACGGTCGCGCGCTTCACCCAGCGCTCATCCCAGCCGACCGGGTACTGGAAGTTATTCAGTGGGAAGCCCACGCCGCTGCCGACTGCTGGTTTCTTGGTCGCGCTGCGGGCGAACTCGTCTACCAGCACCATGTCACCGTCAATCGACGCGCCGTAGATGCGCTGCTTGTCGGTGGTGCGATCGGCAAGTTCGCTCGTCAGCTCGGCTACGATCGCGTTGTGGTTCTCAAGGTCACGCTGCAAGATGGCGTTGATGTTGTCGATACCGAAGTCTGTAAGCGACTGGAAGCGGTTGGCCCGCAAGTCGCTCAGGGTGTACGTTCCAATGGGGGTTGGCATCGCTTATCCTCCTATGCGTTCTTGATGACGCGGATAAGCGTCGCGGTGATGGCTGCAACGACGCCCAGTGCGTCGCCGGTAGTCGCGGCGGTGTCGAGCCGGCCAGCGGTCGCGGCCAGGAACAACTTGGCCCCCGGCGTCAGTGTCGTGCCATACTCGAACTTGGTACCGACACCAAACAGCGTGACCGGCTCGCCCGTTTTGGTGAAGCGAGCGGCGAAGCCAGCAAGCACGGCCTTCTCGTCGGCGGCGGTGCCGTCGGTCGGGTAAACCTTGCCGTCCGATCCTTTGATGTAGCAGGGGGTGACAGCCTGGGTTGCCGAGCCAAGATCCGCGCCCGCCACCAGCCCATCGCTGACTTGCGGCGCGTACATTGCGCTACTCGCGTCCAGACCCGCCACGGCGGAAACCGTAACTAGGGCCATGTGTGCCTCCTAGCCCACGGCATTCCACCGTGGGCATGCTTACTTGTAGATATTCTCAGCGCGCTTTTTCGCACGGTACTCTTCGTCCGTGAGCGATTGCGGCGCGCTGTGCGACGTGCGATCCCACGCGTTTGTGTTGGTGCTGCCGCTCACGACGGCCGGCGCTTTCACGCTATCCAGGTTCTCGGTCAGCCAGTCCAGTTGATCAGGCAACGGCAGCTTGTTCAGCAGCATTTGCAGGTTCGATGGGAGTGACTTCGCAGCCTCGGACATCAGTTGCGCCACCCGCTTCTCGTAGCTCTCGGCCAATCCCGCGCGGGGCTTCAGGGTGTTGATCTCTTCGGCGCGCTGCTTGGCAAGCTTCTCGAACTCTTTCTGATCTTCAAGCTTCTGCGTTTCGAGCGCCTGCTGCGCCTCGCGCTGCTGCGCTTCGAGCGCTCGCCGCTGGCGATCCAGCCGTTCTTTAATCAGAGTGTCGAGTTCGGCCTGGCTGAATTTCTTCTCTTCGATCGGCTCGTCGCCTACCGAACCCGCTTGCGCGGTGATAGGGGGCTGTGCGCCCGGTGTGGGGTCGCTCATGGGGATCTCCTCCAGCTAGTTACCGCTGCTGTAAGCGTGATTGTGGACAAAAGAAAAGCCGCCCTCCGATCCGAAGATCAGAGAGCGGCGTCATCCACTCGGTTGCGACGGGCTGTGCCGTGCGCGACTTAGTTGTTACGAATAGTATATAGTCAACAATGGCGACTGTCAAGCATGACGACTACTGACTTGGCTGAAGTTCAGCCTTGGCGATTGTTATGCTTTGTCGTTCCACCGGCCAAATCACGAGCAACACGCCACAATGCCCACACTTCAGCGTAAACCGACCGACCACCGATGCGCGGGGGATGAGCGCGATAAGCGCGTTGCAGTGTCTACATCGCATGTCATCCATGTGGAGCATGGCTAGTCCTCTAGATACTTCAACCAAAGATACACCGTATCGGTGGTGATAGAGCGCTGGCGCACCCGGAAAATGCCCTTCTTGCCATCGATAGGTTCCTGCATAAGCACGAGATCCCCCATCACTGGGGCGATGGCAAGCGGATCGATCTCCACGAAATCGGCAAGGCTATCAAGCGGGTTCGCACTTGCGTAGAATTTCGCGCCGTACTCATTAAGGTGAGCACGTGCGATGAGTCTTCTCGCATAGGCTTTCGGGTCGTCAATCATCGCTCTATCCTCCGTACCATCGGCCACAGCACACGCGTGCGGGCGCAGAGAGCGCGCCATGTGAACAACACCTCAGTATCACACCATGGATAGCGGGTCATGCGGCCCCTCTACTTCGTCTTCGGCGGCTTGGCACTCTTCTTGATCGGCTGCATCGGCATCCCGCCTTTGCTTTTCGCGTGGACGTGCATCTCTTTCTGGGTCGTCATGCGGCGTGGCATTGGGTTATCCTTTCATCGGCAGCGGCGGCAAGTTGCCGTTCTGCGGGGTGTCTTGTTGTTGCTGCATCGCCTTGAGTTGCGCGGCTTGCTGCTTCTGTTCCTCGATCTGCTTGGCATCGCGATCAGCTTTCCATTGCATGATCTGGACTTCGGTATAGCCGATCTCGCTTTGCACTTGCTCAACTGGCACGCCGAGCGAAGTAACCTTGATCACCGCGCGTGCCAGCTCGGCGTCCTCATCGCGCGCCTCTAGCGGCTCCCACTCAGCGGTGAGCGTGACTTCAGTGTCAAGGCGCGGTGCTGAAAAGAACGCATTGTGCATCCGCCGTGCGACCACGAACAGATCGGAGATGCCGATCGATAGCTCGCTCTGGCGCGTCCTGAGCTTATGCAAGAGCGGCCCATCCTGTTGTTTCTGCGTACCCTCAGCGGCGATCATCTTGCTCGTGATGAACCGTGCGACTGGCGTGTCCGTCGCCATGGCCGCCCATTGAATCCAGTTGTACACTTGCTCGGAGATGTTCGTCAGGTCGGCACCTGGCACCACCACCACCTTGCCGTCCTTGTTCGTCGTGCCCATCCACGACCCCGGCTCGATCGGCAGCGGGTTGCCGTCGGCGTCCACCGGATCCCAGCCCATGGCGATCAAGATCTGGAACGCCGTCAGGTCAGCAGCGGCAAGCAGGTCAATCATCGTCTTGTTGATCGCGTTTTGTGGCCCCACTGCCTCGCCGGCCTCAAAGCCCGCCGTCGAGCGGAAGTGGACAATCGGGATGCCCAGCGGATCGCCAGTATGCGGATCCTTCCACGGGATCGGCCACGAGGGGTCGCCCGCATCCGGCGACGGCTCCCAGCTATTCGGCATCCCGCGATACTTCTCAATCCGATCGGGGAAGTACACCGTCATGCGCTGCGTGTCTACGCGCGAACCTTGCGGGTAGGTCGTCTCGACCCAGCGCTTTGCCACGAACAAGAGCGGTTGCTCGGGGTCGTTATTCGCGTAGACGGCCAGGCACCCGTAGCCGTTCTGTTTCGTCACGCCCTCGTCAATGTAGCGTGGGTGGAGCGTGAAGCGCGCCACCTGCTGGGCGTCATCCCATGCCACGAGAACGAACGCCTCACTATCACGCAAGGTCATTTCGTAGATCGTGCGCTGGCGCGCGTCCATGCGATTGTGCAGCCACGTGCGCCCCGCCCACACCGCCGTGGGTTTGACCACGCCTGCTTGCGGTTGCCCGTGCGCGTCGGTAACGACCTGCCCCTGCTCGTTCGTGAGCGGCGCTTCGACCCCCTGCTCGTCAGTCGTGATCTTGCTGACGATCAGGCGCTCGACCACGGCGTTGATGACCGTGCGAAAGATATTCAGCCGCACGCGCTTGAAGTCCTTCGAGGTCACGCCGATGTTGCCCCCCAGGAACGCACGCAGGCGATCAGTCAGGGCGATAAACTGCCGCCCCTCGTAGTAGTCGCGCTGCTGTGCCAGGTCGGTCTGGTACTCGATGTCATCCTGGGCAAGCGCGGTAATCTGCGCGAGGGTGGCCGGGTCAATCGATTGCGGGCGGCGTTGAAGCATTAGCGTCTCTCTCCTGGGCGATAGCGCGTATCGTAGCGATGAACAAAGCCGGTAGCGGGCATCTCAAGCACATCAGCGGCCCGCATCGCACCCATGGCGCACGCTACGCAGGCATCGATCTTCAGGGCGTGCGCCCGCTTCACAATGCGCATGTGACCGGCTGTGTCACGCTTCTTGTTCGCGTTCGTAATGTGTTGGCGCAAGTTCGCCGCGTCTGCCATTCGTTCGTCCCATGCGATCCGGCGCTGCGTAATCAGGTCGTACCAACCCTTATCAGCGATAAGGCGATCATTTCCTTGGTTGAACTTCTCAGTTGGCGCAGGGACAGGGACAGGCCCGTTCGCCGTTTGCGTTGTGAGGCGACGCATGAGTTGACCAATAAACGCACGGTCATAGGCGAGCTGCTGCACCGCATAGCGCCGCACGAGGTCTCTGATCTCCGCCTCAATCGGCGCATCATCAAGCACGATCCCCGGCGCGATAGGCGTGAAGATATGGCAATAGCGCACCGCAAAGCGCACGGGATCGGTAGGGTGGCGCGAGATGATAACGAGGGGGAACGAGTCGTCTGATTCACTCCCATCGATCGCAAGAATACACGGCTCGTTCGGGCCAAGCGGCGGCAACTCTTCCTTGCACGCGTCCCACAGATGAATGTCAATGAAGGCGTCAACCTCGCTCGCCTCAAACGCTTCGTCGGGCGTTTCGGGGTACTCTTGCCGGTGGAGCGCCATTGTCTCCGCGTCGGCGGCTACTTGTGCGTACCACGCGGCATCACGGCCCGGCCGTGCCTGCCAGGGCAGGAAGCGGAAGGTGAAACGCCCATCACCATTTTGCGCCCGTACAACAAAGTCATGAAACAGGTTGCCCGCGCCATTCGCCGTGCTCAGAATGATCATCTTGCCGCCACCGTCGATGGTAGGCTTGACCGCTGCATAGAGCTTGGATGCATTCTCGTTCTTGGCGAACTCATCCAAGATAATGAGCGATGCGGTATAGCCGCTGCCCGCGCTTTTTCGAGAGGGCAACGCATGAATGGCCGAGCCATTGGCCCACACGATCTCTTCCGTATTACGCTTGGACGTGGGGTGTTCCGCCCGCATCCCCTCCGACAACCTGTCATACATCGCCTGAATGCGGCGCATCATCTCGTTTGCCTCTTCTTGGCCGATGGAAAAGGTCAAGACAAGGCGATTCGGTTTGAAGAGACACAGGTGAAGCGCGTAGGCGCAGCACAGCCACGAGATGCCGAGCTGTCGCGCCTTCAGGATGAGTAATCGCGGTTCGGCCTCGATCGCGCCTAGCAAGTCGCGCTGCGCATCCCACAACTTAAACGGCATCGTGCCCACGCCGTCGCCGTGGTCTTGGGCATCGTCAATGATGACACACTCATCAATAAACGCCGCAAGGCTCGGCACAGCCACCCCGCCCGCGCTGCTGGCACGGCGGCGCAAGTCCGGCGGTGGGCCGTGGTCAAGCTTATAGCGGCTGTTGGCGACTAATGACATATGTCGTAATCCGTGCGAAACTGCCTATTGACAAACGTATAGCTATATGCTATACTGTGTTCAGTTAGATAAGACGTTACGAAAGGCCAAAACGATGAACTCTATCAAGACGACAATCGGAACCATCCACTGCGGCGACAAGATTGTTATTAGCGGAATGCTCAAGGACGAGTGGACGCGCAGCGTTATCCAAATCACTAAGAGCTATATCAAGGTCGTCGGCGGCATCAAGTTTGACCTGGACACACTGACCAGCCGCGAATGCAGCGCCCATAAAATCATCCGCGTGACCGATCGCATGGCACGCTGGTACGGTGAGAACAATGCCTAAGAAGCAACTGAACGTCCGTCTACCCGACAACTCTGGCAAGCAACTCGCCGCCCTCCAAGACAAACTAGGAATGACACAAGTGCAGGTTGTCATGCTTGCCCTCGATCGACTAGCCAAGCAGGAAAAGGTAAAGTAGTATGCGCGTCACCATACCGTGCGACCAATGTGGTACGATCCTTGACCGACCGGCGTCGCAGGTTAAGGGTACTCGGCATCAGTTCTGCAACACCGCCTGCATGGGCACGTACCAGACAGAACATCGCACTGGCAAGAACAGTACCCGATGGAATGGCGGCAAGCGCGATGTCCCATGTGCGCAGT